TGGAAAAAATATCAGCTACATCTGCAGTGGGAATGCTCGTACCTTGGGATAGCTCAATTTCAGTAATTAGTTTTGCAAATTCTAAGGCGATTTGTTCATTAGACATTCAGTGCACCTCCTTTCATTCACGTGATAAGGAAAGTGTAACAGAAACAAGTAGCAAGAAAGGAGAGAGGATGAAGCATTACATCGCCAAGTATCAAGAGAACGGGAGGCTATTTGTCGAAGCCTGGTTGCAAATTAACTTCCTACGGTGGTCTTTCTGTTTCAGTCGAAAAACCATCGAAATAAAGGAAGCGACCCAGTTGCAGTGAGTCGCTTCAAGTCAGTTTTAGTTAATTATTGCTTTTTCCATTTTCTACCAGGCTCTTGAGTAGGTGGCAAGCGGTCGCCTTGATCAATTGCAACAATACGAGGGTTGGAGACTTCTCCGCCTCGAGGACCGACTTCCTTGTACGTACCAGCAGGCTGATTATCTTGCCCAGGCTTCTTGAGATCACTCATGGTATTCACCTCCTTTCAATGTATTTGTTCGCAAGAACATTGATTGGATTATAGCACTATATATTGTGCAATCAATTCGATAGCAGTACTACATGTTGCGCTATGCGCACATATAAGGGATTAGGTATTTACAGAAACACCAAGTAACGAAAAGGGGCGGAATGATGGACGAAATCATGAATCAAATTGAACGAAAACGAACCGAGAAAGGGTATTCAAAACGCAAGTTTTCACGGATTTGCGGGTTCGGAATTAACACTTACCTGTCCTATACAAAAGGTATAACGCCTTCTCTAGCGCACATGGACAGGATGCTAAAGGAACTTGGACTTACATACACATTAGGAAAGGAGGACCACGAATGAAACAAACTAAGCGCAAGATCAATCGTGCGTACAGGCCGTACGGAAGGTTGTACAAGGCCTTGCGCAGGGAAGTAGAGGCACTCGGCTATGACGAGTATGTGGACGACATCATCGCAGGGTGGATCAACCGGAGTCCGTCATACGTAGAAACAAGGCTTGCAGGGAATTGGAACTTCAGGCCTTCAGAAATCCGCACAATCATTGCGGAGCTGGGATACGAGGACCGAGACAGTCAGTGGTTATTCCCGCCACTGGGCATTAACTGGGAGGAGGTAGAGGATGCCATCTAACCCGATCAATGGATTGTTTATCGTTGTGTTCTTCATAGTTGTTCTGTTGCTTATATGGTTCGCATTTAAGAGCTATCAGGATGAGAAGGAAAATCAAGAGCTGATCCGGATCAACCAAAAATTGATCCAAGAGAACAAGAACATCAGGGCAGATTTCAGAGCTCTCGAGAAGTACGCGAATAAGCAAACCGATGAAATTATGAGCTACGAGCGCAAAGAGCGCTTGTACAAAGAGTACCAAGAGAAATGCCGCCAGCGGCAACTGACGGCAAATCGTGAGTCTTAAGACTCAATCACTTATAGGAGGATTATAACATAATGGTCAAAGTCAATCGACTGGAGATCGAGAACGTCAAGCGTGTGAAGGCGGTGCAAATAGAACCGTCAGCGAATGGCTTAACGGTCATCGGAGGCAAAAACGGCCAGGGCAAAACGTCTGTACTGGATGCGATCGCCTGGGCATTGGGCGGTAATAAGTACAAGCCGACCAAACCGGAGCGGGACGGGTCTGTGTCTCCACCGGATATCAGGATAGAACTTTCTAACGGGCTGATCGTTGAGCGCAAGGGCAAGAGCTCGACGCTTAAGGTCATCGACCCGAACGGCAACAAGGCAGGACAGCAGTTACTGGATAGCTTCATATCCGAGTTGGCGCTCAATCTGCCGAAATTCATGCAAGCAAACACAAAAGAGAAAGCGAACACGCTGCTGCAAGTCATAGGCGTTGGCGATGAGCTGTATAGGCTGGAGACCGAGGAGGCGCAGCTTTATAACAAGCGCCGTGCCATTGGCCAAATCGCCGATCAGAAGAAGAAGTATGCGGACGAAATGCAGGTGTATCCGGACGTCCCGGATGTACCGGTAAGCGCTGCTGAGCTAATCAGACAGCAACAGGAGATCCTGGCACGGAACGGTGAGAACATGCGTAAGCGCCAGGAACTGGACGCGCTGAAGGCGAAGGCCGGCCAGCAAGAAGAAGCAGTAAAAAGAATCTCTGAACAGATCAACGAGCTGAAGGCAAAGCTAGTGGATGCCGGTAATACCTACATGCAGACGCTCGAAGACATTGACACGGCAAGTAAGACCGTAGAGCAGCTGCAGGACGAGAGCACGGCCGAGATCGAGGCATCTATCAATAACATCGAGGATATCAACGTCAAAGTCCGGGCAAACCTGGACAAGGAGAAAGCCGATCAGGACGCTGCCGAGTTCATGGCGCAGTACGACGCACTGACGAACAACATCGAGGCGCTGAGGCGCGAGCGGATTGAGTTGCTGAACGGTGCGGACCTTCCGCTGCCGGGGCTGTCTGTAGAAGACGGCGCACTGACCTATAACGGTTACGCCTGGGACAACATGTCAGGCTCCGAGCAACTCAAAGTAGCCACAGCGATTATTCGGAAGCTGAACCCGGATTGCGGGTTCGTCCTTATAGACAAGCTCGAGCAAATGGACCTGGATACGCTACAAGACTTCGGCAAGTGGCTTGAGTCTGAAGGGCTGCAGGCAATCGCAACACGTGTAAGCACGGGTGACGAATGCTCGATCATCATCGAAGACGGTTACTCCGTGACCGAAGTCAACACTAAGACACCCGCCACATCAGCAAGGAAATGGGAAGCAGGGAGGTACTAATGCGAATAACAGGAGGATTACAGCCAAGACCGGTGAAACTGGTGCTGTACGGAACAGAGGGAATCGGCAAGAGCACCTTTGCGTCCGGGGCACCGGACCCGGTGTTCATCGACACCGAAGGCAGTACGGCGCACTTGGATGTCAGGCGGTTTGACGCACCGTCATCTTGGACGATGCTCATGCAGCAAGTGCAGTTCGTTATCGATACGAAGCCGTGCAAAACACTGGTCATCGATACCATCGACTGGGCCGAGCGCATGTGCACGGACCATGTGATATCAATCAAAAACTGGAAAAGCATCGAAACGCTTGGATACGGTAAAGGCTACAAGATCATGTCCGAGGAGTTTGCCAGGCTCATTAATAAATTGTCAGACGTCATCGAGGCGGGCATCCATGTCATCTTGCTTGCGCACTCAGTGATCAATAAGTTCGAGCAGCCGGACGAGATGGGAGCGTATGACCGGTACGAGCTGAAGCTCGACAAGCGTTGCGCACCGATGGTCAAGGAATGGGCGGATGCGCTGCTGTTCGCAAACTACAAGACCATCGTGGTCAAGTCGGACAAGACCAAGACAAATAAGGCGCAGGGCGGTCAGCGGGTCATGTATACAACGCATCATCCGGCCTGGGACGCAAAGAACCGGCATGGCCTTCCGGAACAATTACCGCTCGAATTTGCGAGCGTTGCACACATCTTTGATGCGTCCATCACTCCCGCTACACAACCGGAAGAAGAGTGGAAGCCGGATATCTCAGTAGAGATTAAGAACATCCAATCTGCAGAGCAAGCGGTGCAGTTCGTAGAGGCTACAAGACCGGTATGGGACAACAACTCAGCGCCGAAGGAAGAAGCGCCACCGGAGCCACCGCCGCATCCGGAATCGAAGCTGCCGAAGGCGTTGCTGGACTTGCTACAGGCAGCCGGACACAGCGTTGAGGATCTCGAGAAGGCATGCGGGCCGTCGAATGACGGCGGGTTCGGGTACTACCCTGCAGGTACCAAAGCGACGGATTATCCGGAAGACTTTGTTAATTACGTGATCAGTGACTGGGAACAGTTCGAGGAACAGATCCGCAGCAATAAGCTGCCGTTCGATTTATAAGAAAGGAAAGCAACAATGTCAGATAACTATAACAACAACGGAGTATTCGGATGGGAAGACACCATCGTCGACGACGGCGGCGAGTTCGTCGTACTGACGCCCGGGGACTATGATTACACGATTATCGGGTTCGAACGCGGGTACTTCGACGGTAGCGACAAGATGCCGGCGTGCCCGCAGGCGTTCATCAAGATCCGGATCAATTCGCCACAGGGCGAAGTGACGATGGAAGAGAAGCTGTTCCTTGCGCAGAAGACCGAGTGGAAACTCTCAGAGTTTTTTGCGTCGATCGGACGCAAAAAGAAAGGCGAGCCGCTGCGGATGAACTGGAACAACATTATCGGCCTTACGGGCCGCTGCACCATCGGCAATCGCGTGTACAACGGAAACACCTACAACGACGTCAAGCGCTGGCTTCCGGCTCCCGGGTATGATCAGCCGTCTCCGAGATCATTCACGCCTCCGACACCCGGGAGGTATTAAAAGTGGAGCTGAGACCATATCAGCAAGAAGCACGGGAAGCCGTGCACAACGAGTGGCAAAGGGGCGTCGATAAGACGCTCCTAGTTCTACCGACCGGTACAGGCAAGACAATCGTATTTGCGCACGTCATCGCCGACAGAGTGGCGCAAGGTGATCGGGTGCTTGTGCTGGCGCATCGGGGGGAGCTGCTGGACCAAGCGGCCGATAAACTTGAGAAGGCTACAGGATTAAGGTGCGCAACCGAAAAGGCACAGGACACAAGCCTTGATTCTTGGTACCGGGTGACGGTCGGTTCAGTACAGACCCTAATGCGGCAGAAGCGCTTGGAGCAGTTCGAGCAGGATCACTACGGCACGATCATTGTCGACGAGGCGCACCACTCGATCAGCGACAGTTACAGGCGGATCCTGGATTACTTCGAGGGCGCGAAGGTCCTCGGTGTCACGGCAACGCCGGACAGAGGCGACATGCGAAACCTCGGTGTGTACTACGAGTCACTGGCTTATGAGTACACGCTGCCGAAGGCGATCAAAGAAGGGTACTTGTCACCGATTAAGGCGCGGACCATACCGCTGGAGCTGGACATGACAGGCGTATCCAGTCAAGCCGGCGACTACAAGGTGGGGGACATCGCTACAGCGTTAGATCCGTATTTAGATCAGATAGCGGATGCGATGGTTACATATGCCGGAGACCGAAAGACGGTTGTATTTCTTCCGCTTATTGCAACATCTCAAAAGTTTACACACATGCTGCAGGCGCGCGGTATACGTGCAGCCGAGGTCAACGGTGAGAGCGAGAACCGGAGCGAGATCCTGGAAGACTTTGACGCCGGGCGATATCAGGTGCTGTGTAACTCAATGCTATTAACCGAAGGCTGGGACTGTCCGTCCGTTGACTGCATTGTGGTGCTGCGACCGACAAAGATTCGCAGTCTCTATAGCCAGATGGTCGGAAGAGGTACGAGGCTGTATCCGGGGAAAGACCACCTGTTGCTACTGGACTTCCTTTGGCACACAGCGAACCATGACTTGTGTCATCCGGCGGGGCTTATTGCCGGTAGCGATGAAGTGGCTAAGAAGATGACTGAGATCATCGAGCAGTCCGAAGAGCCGATGGATATCGGAGCGGTCGAGGAGTCGGCAAAGGAACAGCTCATCATCGAGCGCGAAGAAGCGCTTGCGGAAAGCCTTCGGGCGATGCGCCGGAGAAAAAACAGGCTTGTGGATCCGCTGCAGTTTGCCATGTCCATCATGGATGAAGACCTTGCGAACTATGTTCCGACGTTCGGTTGGCAAGCTGAGCCGGTGAGCGAGAAGCAAGTAGCTTTGCTGACGAAGTACGGGATCTACGGAGAAGAGATCGAGAACGCCGGCAAAGCATCCATGCTGATTGATCGGCTGAGTAAACGCCGGGACGCGGGACTTGCTACGCCGAAGCAAATCAGGCAGCTGGAACAAAGAGGGTTCCTGCACGTTGGAACGTGGTCGATGCAGGATGCAAGCAAACTTATCGGACAGATTGCGGCCAATAACTGGCGTACACCGGAATGGATTAACCCGCCAGCCTACAGGCCGAATAAAGGAGTGTAAGACATGCGCAAGCTGAATCTATTGGAATTACTTCCATATATCGACCCGACAGGGTTGCCGTATCAAGACTGGTGCAATGTGGGCATGGCCTTAAAGCATGAGGGATACTCGGCAAGCGATTGGGACGGATGGAGCAAGCAGGATACTGCAAGATACCATCCGGGCGAATGCTACCGCAAATGGTCTACATTCCAACGTGATGGCTCGTCCATTGTGACGGGCGGAACTATCGTACAGCTGGCAAAGGAGCATGGCTGGCACTCAGATGCATCACAAGGAGAGGCACTGTCCTGGGACTCTATTATCACAGCTGATGAGCAGGTCATTGTCGACCACACTTGGCTCGAAGGCAAAGAGGTAGTAGAACCGGATAAGTGGAACCCTGCCGGTGAGATCATCAGGTACTTGGAGACTCTATTCGAAGCAGGAGAGACCGTCGGATACGTTACGAAGACGTGGAAGAAAGATGATAAGTATTTGCCTACCAAAGGCAGCTACTCACGTACTGCGGGAGAGCTAATAGAGGCGCTTAGTAAGTGCAACGGCGATATCGGTAGCGTGCTTGGCGACTACAACCCGGAAGCGGGCGCCTGGGTTCGATTTAATCCGCTTGACGGCAAAGACTGCAAGGACAGTAATGTGACGGATTACCGGTACGCACTTGTTGAGTCGGACCGCTCAGAGATTGAGATACAAAACTCTATCATCCGTGAACTGGAGCTGCCGGTCGCCGTACTTGTACACAGCGGGAATAAGAGCATCCATGCCATCGTACGGGTGGATGCGTCAAGCTACGAAGAATACAGGAAGCGCGTTGATTATCTCTACACCGTTTGCGCCAAGAACGGACTCGAGATAGATCAGCAGAACAAGAACCCGTCCAGGCTGTCCAGGCTGCCAGGTGTTATGCGTGGCGAAAACAAGCAATACATTATTGATACGAACATCGGCAAACGAGACTGGGCCGAGTGGGCAGAATGGATCGAGAGTGTCAATGACGACCTGCCGGATCCGGAAGGGCTTCAGGACGTATGGGACAAGCTTCCTCCGCTTGCACCGACACTGATCAGCGACGTGCTGCGCCAGGGCCACAAGATGCTTCTGGCGGGCCCGAGCAAGGCGGGAAAGTCGTTTCTACTGATCCAGCTGGTACTTGCCATAGCAGAGGGCAGGAGCTGGCTTGGGTGGCCCTGCACACAAGGACGTGTGCTGTATGTCAACCTCGAGCTGGACCGGGCGAGCTGTTTCCACCGATTCGCGGACGTGTACGAGGCGTTAGGCTGGGAGCCTAAAAATATCGGTAATGTGGATATCTGGAACTTAAGAGGTAAGGCCGTACCACTTGATAAGTTGGCACCAAAGCTCATCCGAAGGGCGCTCAAAAAGGATTACATTGCCGTAGTGATCGACCCGATCTATAAGGTCATCACGGGCGATGAAAACAGCGCTGACCAGATGGCTAAGTTTACCAATCAGTTTGACAAAATATGTACCGAACTCGGTACGGCGGTCATCTATTGCCACCATCACAGCAAGGGCTATCAAGGCACCAAGCGGTCAATGGACCGTGCCAGCGGCTCGGGTGTGTTTGCCC